TCTGGATAGTCGGTGGAGTGCCATCCAATGCAGCTTGAGCCTTGTTAAGGGAGAGCATGGGTGAGAGGTGCTGGTGCTTGTAGTTACGATCGGTTGATCCGACCATGTTCACGACATCAGAGCTCATCGATTTGAGAACCTCCTCCAACCTGTCAAACTCATCATCCGTGATGATGGGGCTTCCGGAGTAGTAAGCTTCCTTAGCTTTGAGGTAACGTTCTTCCAGATCCAGTATATCCATATTCAATTGTATTCGTTGAAATCTTCCAAGGGTTCATCAAAATCTTTCTCCACACGTATTTTACCCTTTAGTGCACCGAATTCCCTCTGTTTAGCTTTGGGATTCATCAGCTTGGAGAAAAATAATTTTACGCGATTTATTAGGGTGTTCTTTACCATAATTTTAAGTAAAAATAACACATGGATCTTGGAGAATGAACTGTGGCGCAAAAAAGGTGCTTTGCAGCACCTTTTTCTTTAGATATTTTGTAGAATCACCTACCCTGACCCTTGTAAGCTTTGGGTTTCTGTTCTTTTGGACCGTATTTTTTCTTGGCAGGTCCCACACCCGCTTTCTTTCCGAAGGTGATCTTCTGGCCCGAGGCTGAAGATTTTCCACCACCCTTAGCTTTTGCCATCGACTAATAGAGTTTATTTTGATTTGTCCATGGCGTTGCAGAGCCAGTTGCAAACCTCCTCCACATCATCCTTGGATGTAGCTATGTGATCGTTAGCCCAGTCATGGCCTCCCTTAATGATCTGATCGACCATCATGGGGTCAAGAGCGAGCATCCTATCGACACAGTTCTTGATAGTCTTCAGGTTACCGAAGAACATGTAATTGTCTATACCATGAGTATTACCCTCCTTGATTTCGGGGTTCTCCATATCCTTCTTCTCAGTGGATTTTGATCCCGATGAGAGGGTGGTGTGTTTCTTTAGCCAGTTGAGAGCTTTGCCAGCTGAGAACTGGAGCATCTTCTCAAATTTCCTAGCTATATCGGCTATGTCAAGATCCCCGTCTTTTTGTGTGTAACCGTACTTGTGACCGTTGATGGTGATGAAGATCTCAGTGCCATTTGGGGTAGACTCATGGCCCTCGTACTTAACGTTTAGAGCCTCGTTGAGCGACTCAATTAACGTGTAGTCCTGAGGTGAGGTGAAACCGCTTGCTTCTAAAAAAGCCACAGCTTCCTCCAAACCCTCCCCGATCAGGAAACCCTCGGATGATTCGCTGAGATTACCCATCATCATGTACTTTGCTCTTCTGAGGAGCGTATCAGCTTCAGGGTTCGCTACGTACATTGCGGATGTCAGCTTACCGCTATAGCTTTCAAAGGTGTGAAGACGCATCATCTTTATTGTTTTTTTATATATCCTGAGGCTGCTGCTTCCACCCGGAGCTCTCCAAGTAGCTGAGCCAGGTTCGAAGATCCTTCTCCACTATCATGGAGCTATGCATGATTTCACCGGAAGCTCTCTTCACATGGTTAACGTAAAGGAACCATGGATCCTCCTCGTCATTAACTATCTCTATGCGGATCTTACTGTTGGGCTTGGTGAGAAGTATCATGGATTTGAAGTAATTTTTGAATGTCCTCAGGAGAAGAAACATTCCTATGCTTGGATATTATGTGCTGTATGATTGGATCATCGTAGAGCTCCGCGATCTCTATGAAATTTCGAATGATAACTTCAGGATTATACTCATCTTTAGCTTCTAGGCTAACCTTGGTAATCTCTTTCTCATCATCCATGATCTCCACGTAGCTATTAGAGACAGGGTGCTTGACTACCACGTAGAAATTTTTATTTCCAGAAAAGTTATCGGATGGAATATCAGTGAAAACTCTAAAAGCTATAGAATCTTGATCTCTCGTAAGAGGAGTAACTTCGGTGGCCACAGGAGAAGCTTGAGCATAGGTACGTAAGATCACAGCTAAGCTTTCGATTTCAGAATTTACGCTTTCCCAGAGTTTATAGCTGAGTACTACCATTTATTATTTATCCATCACAGCTTAGGCAATTTTCATCCAAAGCTTTGGTGGCGATGTCCCCTCTAAGGACGGATTCAGTTCTCATGTAGTAAAGGGTTTTGACCCCCTGCTTGTAAGCTTCCATGTGAACTTGGTTTATGAATTTCGGGGTAGCTTCAGTGGGAAAAGCTAGGTTGAGAGAAACTGATTGGTCAACGTACTGCTGCCTTAGACCAGCCTGTCTCACCAGGTCCAATTGGTTGATCTCCTTGAAAGTCTTAAAGACATCCTTAACAGGTGTGTACTCTACATGGGGATTCTCCGCTTTCTTATCATCAGTGATCAACATCCCATCCTGCTGAAAGTACCAATTGTCCAGGAAATCCAAGCCCTGCACGGATCCTCCATCCAGAAGGATCTGATCCCAAACTTCCTTGGTGTTCTTCTTGATCCTCTTTAGGACTTTCTCAAGCGTGGGGTTTTTCCTGATGAAGGTTCCCTTGGCCGTCTGCTCAGTGAAAACGTTAGCTGCCCAGGGTTCAATTCCCGGTGAAACATTACCCGAGAGCTTGGAGTTGGATACTGTCGGGGCGATCGCACGAAGGTGAGTGTTCCTCATCCCAGTTCCAACGCACCAAAGTGGTTCCCCGTACTCCCTCGCCATATCCCTGCTTGCCCTCTCCGATTCTATCTTTATCTGTGAAAAAATCTTCCGAGTCTCATACTGGGCGAACAGACCCTCGAAGGGTATTCCCCTCTCCTGAAGGTATGTGTGCCACCCTAGAACTCCCAATCCTATAGCTCTACCCTTCTCCGCCGATCTAACCGCGTTCTCGAACCCTCTCATGAACTTGGCTTTAGTTATGAACTCCTCAAGAACACCATCAAGGAACCATGTTGAGGTGTAGATCAAATCCGTGTCTTTCCATTCATCGTACTTAGCTAAGTTGATAGAGGAAAGGCAACACACGAAGGAGTGAGATTCATCGGTATGGAGAGCGATCTCAGAGCATATGTTAGTCATGTAAACCTTTAAGCCATTCTGCTTGTAAGCTTCAGGGTTGTTCCTGTTCACATTTCCCTTGTACATGATATAGGGTTCACCGGTGGCCCTTCTCTTCCTGAGAACTGCTGTCCATTTGTTCCTAGCCTCCTTATCTCCACTATCCACCTTCTGCATGAAGGAGTCTGAGATAATGACACACTGGTGCAAATTTAAGCACTGCCTGTTAACATCCCCCTTTGGCTCCCTGATCTCCAACCAATCCATGAAATCGCCGTGCTCAATATCCATGTTCACGGAAGCTGCACCCCTCCTGACGGATCCCTGATTGGTGGCAAGGATAGTGGAATCATATATCTTACAGAATGGTACCACACCGTCCGAGGTTCCATTTCCCTTGATCTTGGATCCAGCTGGTCTGATCTGGTTGATACCTATGCCCACACCACCTCCATGTTTCGCGAGGATCATCATCTCAAGGTTCTTGCTACCGATGTCTAACACTGAATCCGCCACGTCTATCCCGAAGCATGAGATGGGTAATCCCCTCTCAGTTCCAGTGTTGGAGAGAACCGGTGTAGCTAGGTTGAGCCAACCTTTCCAGATATAATCGAAGAATTTAGAAGCCATCTCAGGTTTTCCCAGACGTTTTGCGACAGTCGTGCAGACTCTCCAATACGCATCCTTAGGTGTTTCATCGCCTATCAGGTAACCCTTGCTAATCGTTTTAACGTATATCTCAGTGTTACCCCATGTTGGGTAATCGACTCCTAGCTCCCAACCAAATTCTGCACCGTGATGATTGGGTGTTTTGATCTCTTCCATAAATCTATATTTGCTTCTTATATTGTATTAACCGAAAATGTTATCCTCATCCCAGTTCTCATCCTCCCCTGCCTTAGCGTAATCCGTGGGGCGAAGGGCGAAGAAATCCGTGTGAGTGACTCCACCTGTGAGATGATAGAACCAATCCAGTTGGCTAGCAGACTCCTGATCATAATCGAAGATGGGTTCGTAACCCAGCTCCACCAGCTTCTCATTGGCCCTCCTCGAGATGAAGTTCTTCAGATCATCCTTTTTCAGGTTCTCCAAGTCCCCCATCTCAAACATCTTGTCTATGAAGTTATGCTCCATCTGAACCATCAGCCTAGCTGCATGATGAACATCGTACTTCACCCCATCTTTCAACTCAGGGTACTCCTCACACATGTGCCTGAAGAGCTGGCACCCCATCTTTGAGTGCAGGGACTCATCCCTCACGGACCATTTCATCTGCTGTCCAATTCCCTTCAGGAGGTTCCTCATCTGGAAAGAGTATAAAACAGCAAAAGAGGAATAGAGAGATACTCCCTCGGCAAAAGCGGAGAATATGGCTATCGACTTAGCTACATCCCTCCTAGCCTTTGCGGATTCCAGTAGATCATGATGGGTGTAATCCGATTCAGTGGAAATCAGGAACTCAAACTTCTCAGCGATCGTTGGTTCGTGCATGAAAGCTTTAAAATCCTCTAATCCGAGAGTCTCATTGAGGTAAGAGTATGCCGTGGAGTGAATAGTCTCCTGTGATCCGAAGAGCATCGCCATCTGTTTGATCTCGTGCTTGGGAAACCACTTGGTGATCATCCCTGTCCAGTAATCGGATACAGCACACTCAGTCTGCGAAAATCCTAATAGGATGTTTCCGACTAAGTTTTTCTCATGGGGAAGGAGAAACTCCTTCCAGTCCTTAACATCACCCTGCATAGGGATCTCGGTGTGGAGCCAAAAAGCTTGGGCTTGAGGCATCCATCCATCTGTGAAGTACTTGGGATACTCGAATGGCTTGTATTCCACTCGTTCTTCGAATAGACTAGGCATAGGCTTTCTATAAATTTTTTGATTGGATTCTATATAATCTCGAGAACGGTCTCATTACTTCTCCAGGAGAATTTTTTGTAAAAAATCTATCTCCTTCTCGAGCTGAAAGCTCTTGTTCTTGGATTCCTTTCTTTTGTTGAAGTAACTGGTCAGCATAGTCCTCATCACGGAATCGTTCGAATTATCGAATATGGATCCGGATGCTGTTTTTATCCACCCTTCCCTTAAATCAACATTTTTCCCCTTAAATGATTCCGGGGAAATGTTCCACTGTCTCATGGTGGAAGGGTACAGGGAAGCAAAGTCAAATGTGGCTATCCACTCATAGAGACCCGGTTGCGGTTGCTTCACGTAAGCACCCTCAAAAGAGGAATTCTTCACACCTTTCTTGATCTCAGCTACCACCTTCCTCTGCTTGAAGAATTCCCTAGTGACTATCGCCTCCGTCATCCATATCGGTGAGAAAGCTTTCAGAGCTTCCACCCGTGTGATGTTTCCTAACATCAGGAAAGTCTGTAGAGTCTTCAGCTTCTTGTCTATGAGGTAGACGAGGAAGGTATCCACAGCGTTGTAGTAGACGTAAGTTTCAAAATCGGTGTTGTAGAGATCCATGAAACCTCCATTGTACTTGATCTTGGAGACTCCCAGGGCCGCGTTAGCCACAGTTTCCAACTTGTTATTCTCCTTGATCTTTATCACTCTATCCCATTTCTTGTAGAGCTCCAGGTAATCGACGATCACTTTATGCTGTGGGATGCAATCATCTCCCTTTAGTACACCGTTGAAAGCGCAAGCTGATGGATCTATACCTATCCTCTTCGCCCTATTCACGAGGTACTTCCAGTCGAATCCTATAAAGTTCCATCCTGTGAGAAGGGGCATCTTCTTTATCCAATCGCAGAAGATGCTGTAGAGCATCTCAGCCTCGGACTGAAAGTGAATGTACTGGAAAACTATCTCGACGTTGAAGTTCTTAAAGTACTCCTGCATCTTAGTTTGGGTACGAACAATCTCATCGGTGGTGAGAGGTTTGAGACCCATTACGAAGACCCTACCGGCTGAGTTAACGAAAGCTACAGTTAGAACCGGAGTTGCCGCAATCGCAGGATCTGGAAATTCCTCTCCAACTTCCACCTCGATATCACAGAACCAAACTTCCGGATTATTAAACTCGTAGATCTCCTTCGTGACTTCCTCTCCGAGAGAGGAGAGAAATTCCTCCGTCCTAAATTTTCCTAGGAACATAGATCTCACCCTCTTGACAGGCTTATCATCCCACGATTTGTACACGGGATCGCTTCTATCCGATCCAGCTATCTCCCATCTGTACTTCTCAGTCTTTGGGATAGCTACATCCTTGAATTTGACCTGCCCATCCTTTCCGAAATGGGAGATCCTGAACCTGTCATCCAGCTGCTCAATATCTATCATGTATCTTTATATGCCCTATGAGAACTTGTTCTACTTTTCTGCCCATTCGCTTGAGATCCTGACACCCTCCCTATCCTTGTCTGTCATGAGAAGGGAGTCCTCTGAGCCGACCTCTGAGAGGATGAGCTCCCTGATGGTCTCATTTGACTTCCAATCAAAGCTCATCTCTGTGGAGGGAGAGTACGGGTTGTCCACCAGGTACTGTATCATAGTGTTTTCACGAAGGGCTAGGAAACCGTGGGCGAAACCGCGAGGGACATAGAGCTGATCACCGGGTGACATCTGGAAAAAGTAAGTTTCCTCGAAGCTTCCGTACCTAAGATCCACTATGAAATCCAGTATCTCACCCTGGACAACCGTCACCAGCTTGGACTGGGAGGTTGTGCCCCGCTGATGGTGCAAACCCCTGAATGTCCATTTCTTACTGATGCTGATGTTGCTCTGGATCCATTTGTTATGTGCATGCTCCTCCAAGCTGAGGGGAAAGAACAGTCCCCTGTCATCCCCGAAGACTTTAACCTTTGATAAGAATGGTTTCATATTAGTAGCCTCTTTGTTGTCTGTTTCTGTTACTTTTCATTATATTCTGTTATTACGTTTTTTTCTCCCTGTTCCCATATAAATCCCTTATATTCGGCACCTATTTTGGAAGTTCTCAATATAATTTGTCTAGAAAGATTAAGAACTTCACTGGCTTCTTTTGCGTGATTCCATGTTCTTAATACATTTCCTTTTAGATCTTTTTGGATGATAGTTTTAGTAGTATAAGTTTTATGTGAAACTTTTCTATTAACAGAATCTTTAACACCTTTTTTCCTACCTTTCTTTGCAACATTAAGAGGATGAGGAAATTCATTATAGCTCCATCTATAACCTCCACATTCATTCCTATATCCATTGCATGCCATTGACAAATTTCCTTTGGATCTATATCCTATACTATTCATCACATGATCTAAATTTTCGAAAATTTTCAAAAAATTTCCATGCATATCAAATTGATAAACCTGTCTTTTACCACGCCATTCATTTATCACATCTAGTGTAGTTAAAGGAATTTTCACAAATTTATTACTATTCTTGCGGGAAGTGATACACAGTAAAGTTTCAGTGTTCTGAAGAATTTTCAAAATTTGCAAGTGCTCTTCTATTTTTCTCCTTTTCCAATAGTTAACTAAGACTTCTCTACACCATCCTCTTCCACCAGCTTGAACATTGTACATAGAATAACCTCTATTCTTAAAAAATGCTATCCAGAAAATTTCCTTTTCATCGAGAAGAGATTCTTCACTTACTATTTCAAGTGTATGTTTAGAAAAATTTTCTCTACCGTATTTCTTAATGGCTTTAACTATTAAGGTCCCAGAGCCTAAATACGTCGGATCTTCTGTTTTAGTCTGTCCTACGTAAACCTTGTTGTTTACTAAATTAGTAGTCAGATATATTTCCATTTTCTTTATTTTTAGCTATATATCTAACTGACGATAAAGAATTTTAATACCCGTTTCGTTGCCTTTCTCTGTTATGAGAATTCTTTGACATGTACATGTTATACATCTCCTGTGAGGTCATTCCTATGGATGCGGCGTAGTTCATAAAGAAATGTAGCATATCAACAATTTCGAACTTGCATTCCAGTTGATCCTCCAGGGAAAGATCGGAACATTTCTTGCTCTCAAAGCTATGGTGATCCTTCTTCCATCTCTTCCAGATAGCATTCCCAGATCCGTGTTTGATACCTCCTAGAGCGTCCGTGGCTTCATGGATCTCATCTATCAGCGCATGGTTATTCATGTGCCAGAAGTTCATAACTTCCCTGAGATTCATGTTCTCAAAATCATATCCGTACACTTTCTTCTGGGTTTCCGCCTGGAGGTTCAATATGTCTCCGAGTGTGTCTATTGGAGAGTTCTCATTATGGATAACCTCCGTGTGGAGATCCTTGATTTCCAGTTGAGAGCAAGTATTATCTGTATTTGCCATTTTGATTTTTGTAATTCTATTCATCTTGTCTCAAAGTTCAATAAAAAAGGAGCTTTCGCTCCTTAAAACATTTCATTTAGATTCTACTAAAAATTCTCTTTCTCATAATCATCCAAGAATTT